GCCCAAGATGGCTATGCTGCAATGGGCACGCTGCGAGAAATCGCGGTGTTGACTCATGAGATTGTCCTTCAGCGCAACCCGGACGCATCCTCTTCCGTAATGGAAGTGAATATGATCGGGAAGTTCATTGGACAAGATAACCGTGGCCCCAAGCGGGTTAACGGTATTCTGGAAGAGCTTCGGCTTTCTCCGGCTGAGTGTCGTGAGCTTGTGGCTATCCGTAAGTTCATCAAGTCTTTCAAGTGGATGCGTTCAACGCATTCGCCGAAGTACTGGGTGAGCTGCGGCGCCTTCGCTTACGAGAACTTCAATACGGGGAAGTCGATGCTGATCATCGATGGAACCTCTTGTGTTTAACGGAAAGGGAACCTCTATGTTGTCGACTTTGTGTCAACATTCCAATCCGCATACTCTTGCTTCTCTCTCGAAAGAGCGGGTCGCGGTGGGCAAGCGATTGGACGCTCTTCACCAGGCATTGTCTCTCATACTTAGTCGTGACCCGGAAACGGGCTTGATTGGTTTTGAGAGATCCCTGGTACAAGAAATCGTCCGAACCAATGCCTACTGCAAACGCATCAACGAGGAGATGCTTAAGAAGGCGGTGCGGAGAAATTCCGAGAAGGTAGAATGGCTGGAGGTTCCTTATTCCTTTGTGGAGCTTGCTCCGCTTGTGGAAGACTGGAACCGCCTTTCAAACTACCGGCTTCGGAACGGCTAGAGCTTCGGCTCTGGCTATTTCACTCTTGTAGATCACTGAGGAGGTCATATGTCAGGTGTAACGACCGAAACCCTAATCCGTCCGGACTTCAGACGTAACTATCGCACTAGAAATGCGAGTAACGACTGGAGCCCCTGGATGTGGGATGGCCACACCTGCTTCATGACTTCTGACTGGGAGAAGAAAGAGTGGATACGAACTCCCGGTTTTAGGGGGATGGATCGTAAGCATCTTCCTGATAATCCCTATTATCACGGAACCCATCGGTATGAATATGCGAATCTCGTGCAGACGGCGACCTCCTATGCGATAAGCAACGGAGGTTTCAGTCACGCTGTGCAGTGGAGCATGTCTTCTGGTGACTACGTGGAATTGGGACCCGAGAGTTTGGACTTCCCGCTAGATCACCCGGAGAACAACAAGGCTATCGCTGACTTGCAACAAAATGCAAGTGCAGCGAAAGGTAGTCTTGCTGTCTCGGGCGCAGAGATACACAAATCTCTGAGCTTAGTTGGTGATACGGTCTTAAAGCTCGTGAGAGCTAAAAAGGCTTTGTTCACGGGAAGGTTTGGACTCTTTTGCGATACACTTGGTATAACCAAGTCTCGCAAAACCAGGGCTTACGGGCGCAAATTTTCCAAAGAAATGCGCGAGGCCAAGAAAATGGGCCGTGAAAACGGCACATATGATCGCCAACTCGGCGATCTTGCGGCCAAGACCTGGCTTGAGTTCACGTATGGGTGGAAGCCCCTGATAAAGGACGTTTACGACCAATTCGAAAACCTGAGTACACTTCTCACTCGTAATGAGGGGGAAGTGTTCACGGCAATCGGAAAGGCCAAGAACGAGAAATATCGGGAGCGCTTCGTCCAAAATGATGGCCTTGTCACGGTCATCAAGAAGGCGAAGTGGGACACCCGGACCCGGTTTAAGATCCGTTATGCCTTGACTGATCTCGGCTACCGCAATGTGTTCGGACTGAACAACCCGGCCTTAGTGGCTTGGGAAGTCGTTCCGTTCTCGTTTGTGGTAGACTGGTTCCTCCCGATAGGGCAGTTCATCGAAGGCCTCACGGCTTACGATGGTGTTGCCTTTCGTCGAGGGACCAGAGTCCAAATGGAGTCATGGCAGGCCGTGGCCTCCGGAGCAATCCGAGCCTCACCTGTCGTTGACGGCCCGTACCACACTTACTGGACGTTTAGCACTGCGGACTTCGGTGTTTGTCGTAGTTGGAGTATAACTCGAACTGTGATCACCGAATGGCCGCATCAAACGTTCCCGGAAGTGTTTAAGGACGCGTCATCGCTATCGCATGCAGCCTCTGCTTTAGCGCTTCTACATCAAAATTTCAAAGGTAACCGTGGGTCATCCCATGCGCGCTATCGATGAAATGCTGTTGACCTTCATTGCATCCGCAATGATGAAACTTTTCGAAAGTTCACCATGGCACAACAAACCGCCATCACTCTCACCGACGGTGCTTCCACGCCCGTCGCCCGTGTCTTCAAACCTGCCCGCCGGATCGGCGAAACGGTGCTCGAGTATCAGAATCGTGCTGGTGGCATTGCTGCCGGCAACGATAAGCTGTACATCGAGTACCGCGCCCCCAGTCGGCAGCTGAAGAGCACGAAGGTTTCGTTCAAGCTGGTCATCCCGACCCTCGAGCAAACCTCTGCCAGCACGTCCACCGGTATTCAGCCGGCCCCTCAAAAGGCCTATGAACACCTGGTGAAGCTGGAATTCACCTGTCCGGAACGCGGGACCACTCAAGAGCGCAAAAACGCTCTCTACATGGCCCGTGACCTGATCGATGAAGCCCTTGCGGCCGACGCCGTAATCGACCTGGATCCGGTCCTGTTCTAAATAAACAGGGCCGGCTTCAGGCACCTTAACAGGTGCCTTTGGTTGTTCCTCTAACTCAGTTAAAGGAGGTCATCCCAGATGACTAGAAAACGTTTGGCCACGAAACGTGCTCGCGTTCTGTTTCAGAACTTCTCTTTGTTAGTTAACGAACGGGATCTCCCCGCCTACGAAACGGCGCTCTCGCTGTACGAGGCAGTAGACACACCGACTTCATTGTCGATGTGGCTGCTGCTGAAGTACGGCGAGTGGCGTCAGATCGCTGAGCGGAAGATTTCGCCAGTTGACTACGAGGAGGCCCGACGCTTTGCCGATGACTACCTGGCCGTCAGTTACCTGAGGAAGTATCCCTACTTACCTTCAGGAATTGACCGGCGCCAAGTTGCGATCGACGAGTTTCGGAGAACTGAAGCAGCCTGCAAGGAGACTAACCAACGGTTCCGAAAAATGTGGAGTGGGAAGCTTGATGAAAGCTACCCCGCGGTCATCACCATAGTGGAGATGGCTCGCGAAAAATTACTCGACATTCTAGGGGTCCTAGATTGGTCTCGTATTGCAGTGAGGTTCGGCTGGGGTCCTGGAGCTACGACTGTAGCTAAAGGAGCTTGGACGTCCGCGTACAACAAGTACAAGTTACCACTGGATGTAACGAGCAACAATGCGACTTTGGGTCTCTGCTGTGTAAACAGCATCCCTGCCTGGTCCTCTCTTCATGCTGGCGCAAGCCAGGTAGGGGAAGAGCCTCGACTCCCAGTTAGCGTCTTATCAACGCAGCTGAGTATCGTGAAAGGCGGTCGCATGGCCCTCGTCCCAAAGGACGCGACAACCGATCGCGCAATCATTGTGCCTGTCCATCTGAATTCCTATATTCAGCGGGGTTTTGGCAAGTGGTTGCGCGGAAGGCTGAAGCGGGTTGGTGTCGATCTTGACGATCAGACATACAACCAGCGTCATGCACAGAAGGGCTCGGTAAGTGGGGATCGTGCTACAATCGACATCAAGTCGGCTAGTAACACGATTTCCAAGAACCTTGTCAGGCACTTGGTTCCTTCCGAGTGGTTTGAAGCTCTTCTGAGGTGTAGAGAGCCGTCTGTCCAGCTGCCTGACGGCAAATGGATAGATCTCGAAATGTTCTCCGCGATGGGGAACGGCTACACTTTCGAGTTGGAGTCTGCAATTTTTTACGCTCTTACGGCTAGCGCCGTGGAGTATAAGAGGTTGCAGGTTCCTTCTCATGCTGCAGAAGTAAACGTTTGGACTGGTAATGCGG